GTGGCGTGTCCTTCGGCTTCTGCGTTTAATCCCCGGTTTCATCAACACCAATCCCGCCCCGTCAGGGGCGGTATAAGAAAGGAATGTTGGCGTGTCAGTCATCAAAGCTATGCGTGGCGAAAGCTCCATGCAGTTCATCGAAACCGCCAGACGGTTAGAGCTTCACGCTTTCTCTGTCTGCACCAAGGCTCCTAAAAGATACGCACCTCTGCTGACAAACCGTATCTTTGAGCTGGCTTCCACGGTTCACGAGGAAGTACGAGCGGCGAACAACATCTATCCGCACAATCAGCATGAAGCGCAAATGCGGCGAGATCACCTGATTAACGCCAACATCGCCCTTCAAAATCTCAGCCCGAAGCTGACTTTGCTCTATGACGCTATTCTCCAAAACCCTGAAAAGTGTCCGTGGATTGACCACGCCATGAAGGAATTTGGAGAGTACATCACGGACGAAGCACAGCTTATCTCCAAGGTTCGGAAAGCTGACCACGAGAGGTATAAAGACCTCCCAGCATGAGTTTTTCATTGGGTCAAGCCCTGTAATTGTTACCGTTTCTGCGAACAACTGGTGGGAGCGTTCTCCTAATTCCGGCAACACCAACAACTTCTGTAATGTGAACAACAACGGCAACGCCAACAATAACAACGCCAGCAACTCCAATGGCGTGTCCTTCGGACTCTGCAACTTCGCATAGGTCAGTCGTAGTAACCCCTTTGGGCGAAATCAGTACCTTTTGCAGAGGGAGGGCTTGTTCCCGGCTACCAAGCCAAAACACCCCGTCCGATGTAGTCAGCCGGACGCTTCTTGCATGGTGAGCGATTGTACGGTAGCTCATTTCATGGCTGGTACTACAAGCAGTTAGAACCCGTACCCGACAATAAGACTGTACGGAGGGGAACCTTCTATGACAAGTGAAGAACGGAGAGAAGCCCGTTATCAGCGCAGGAAAGCCAAGCGGGACGAAGCTCGTCTGCGGCGAAGCAAAGAATGTGGTGATTTCGATGAAGTCTTTTCGTTCAGGCACCTTTACCTTTCCGGGAAGAAATGCTGTAAGGGTGTCTACTGGAAAACTCAACTCAGCGGTATATCGGCAATATCATTCCGATCATCGCAAAGACCCATCGTGAACTTCAAAACGGAACCTTCAAGCACCGTGGTTTTCACGCTTTTACTATCATGGAGCGAGGGAAGAAGCGGTATATCCGATCAGTCCATATCACGGAACGAGCGGTTCAAAAGTGTCTGTGTGACTACTGCTTGGTTCCTACCTATTCGGCCTGTTTCATCTATGACAACTCAGCCAGCTTGAAACACCGAGGTATGGACTTCGCCCTGCGCCGTATGACCTGTTACCTCCAACGGCATTACAGGAAGTACGGTCTGGAAGGAGGGGTTCTACTTTACGATTTTCACAGCTTCTTTGACTCGGCTCCACATGAGCCGCTGTTCCGTGAAGCCGACCGCAGGCTTCATGACCCGAAAATCAGGGAGCTTGCGAACAGCTTTATTACGGACTTCGGTTCTGTGGGATTGGGTCTTGGCAGTCAGGTATCTCAGACAAACGCCCTCATGCTTCCCAATATGATTGACCACTATTTCAAAGAGGTCTGCCGTATCAAAGCCTATGAGCGATACATGGACGATGGTGTGGCAATCAGTCCTGACATTGATGACCTGTATCTCTGTATGGACGGGTTAAAGATCATCTGCGAGAAGTGCGGTCTGGAACTGAACTTGAAGAAGACAAGGGTCATTCCCCTGAGAGATTATTACCGCTGGTTGAAAACGAGGTTCATCATCACACCGACCGGCAAGGTTGTTCGGAAGATGAACAGGGACTCAACAAAAATCGTTCGACACAAGCTCAGGGCTTTCCGAGGAAAGCTCGACCGGGGCGAAATGACCTTGGCTGATATTCGGTGTTCCGTAGACTCCTACCACGGTCACATGAAGCGAGGTCACAGCTTCAAGGTGCGGCAGCGCACCAATCAGTATTTCAAATCATTGTACGGGTTCTACCCGGACGAGAAAGGTTGGAAAAGCCATGTATAAAATCATCAAGAAGGACGCAGTTCTCGGCATTGTGAGCAATCTAACTTGGGTATGTATGCAGGAAAACGGCTGCTACGGCCTGACGGTCGAGGACAATGCACAGGGTATTGCCTTGAACGGCACCGTGTACCATGTCAACGGACACCCCGAACTGGACGGTGCTGAAACGGTTTCGGTCGAAGAAGTGGACGATGGCGTTTACGCTTCCAGTCTGACCGCTCTGCTGACTGACCCGAACGACCTCCGTAATTCTGAGCAGTTCCGCAAGGCTGTTCAGATGTTCGCCAAAAGCCTTGACGAAGACTCTGCGATGATGATTGCAACCATCTACGACCCCTATCAGGTCGGTCATGCCTATGCTGTTGGTGATTATTTCACCTACGGTGTGAACGGTGTAGGCGACCCGCAGCTCTACAAGGTAGTACAGGCGCACACTTCTCAAGCAGATTGGAAGCCTGACGCACTTCCCGCTCTCTACACTCCGATTGGCCTGACCCCCTCCGGCTACCCCGTGTGGACTCAGCCCACAGGCGCTCATGATGCTTACAACAAGGGTGACATCGTGAGCTATAACGACAAGCTGTTCCGCAGTCTGATTGACGGAAATGTGTATTCCCCGGACGCTTATCCTGCTGGCTGGGAAGAATACACCGGCAAGTAAAAAAAGGGGGCAGGACATGAGTGACGCAATTCTGGTCGCTATTATCACGGGTGGTCTGAGCCTGCTTGGTATCATCTACTCGTCCGGCAAGTCTGCCAGCAAGGTTGACGCAAAACTGGACAAGCAGCAGGCGGTTATCGAAACCAAGTTGAACGAACTGACCCGTGAAGTGCGGGAACACAACAATTTTGCAAGGCGTGTACCTGTGGTTGAGGAACAGATCAAGGTCATCAACCACCGTATCGAGGACTTGGAGGGCTTTCACAAGCCTGCATGACCCGAAAGTAAGGTGATAAAGGTGAGTAATCGGGTCAAAATCCCTATAACTTTCTCTTAGTATGCGTGTATAAGAGGGAGTTTATAGGAAAAACGCCCGATTACTCACCTAACTCACCTAAATTAAAAATTGGAGGTAAAAATTATGCTCGAAACCATTTTGCACAACCTGACGAACATTGGCTGGGCGATGCTGATTTTTCTGTGTGCCTACCTCTCCAATGTGTCCTTTTCTCTGTATTACAATATCAAAATCCTGCTGGAACCGTTCAGCAAGGAAAAGATGATAAACTCCGGCTTGAAGATCACCGCTTTTGTCTGCGGTCTGACCCTGCTGTGTGTGGCTATTACCACGCTGCCGCTGTTTGCGGACATGGTTGGGTGGGAAATTCCGACTGAGTATGTGGATATTTTCAGCAATTTGGTGATTATTGGTGCGGTACTTATGGTGTCCTGTAAGTACATCACAGAAGCATTTACGAAGTTCAAGGCCATTTTGGACGCTACCAAGGAGGGCAAAAGCTATGATGAAATCAAGTGAACTGGTCGCCAAGGTCGTTGATATTGCCAAGCACTACAAGACCCTGTATGTCATGGGTTGCTTTGGTGCGCCGCTGACCGACACCAATAAGTCTCGGTACATCAAGAACCACCCCTATAATATGGCGGCAGCTCGTACCGCTATGATTATGGCGGCGACCCCTGACACCTTTGGCTTTGACTGCGTGAACCTTATCAAAGCCGTTCTGTGGGGTTGGACTGGTGATAAAACCAAGTCCCACGGCGGCGCAAAATACGCCACCAATGGCGTACCTGACGAGGGCGCTGACACTATGATTAAGAGGTGCAAGGACGCTACTACTTCCGGGTGGGACAAGGTTGACCCCGGCGAAGTGGTGTGGACTACGGGACACATCGGTGTGTATATCGGAAACGGTCTGGCAGTCGAGTGTTCTCCCCGTTGGGCGAACAATGTGCAGATCACCGCTGTCGGTAACATCGGAAAAAAGAACGGGTACAACACCCGTATGTGGAAGAAGCACGGACACCTCCCCTATGTGACCTACGACAAAACCGTGACTCCCACACAGCCCGAAACGGTCAAGCCCGTTCCTACCACCGAGGTTAAGGCAAAAGGTGTCGCACGGTCTTTCAATAAGGCTGTGGCAGGTACTTACACCGTGACCGCTGGCGCTGGCCTGAATGTCCGTGACGCTGCCGGAACGGACAGTAAAGTGCTGGTGACAATCCCCAAGGGAACCGCCGTCAAGAACTACGGCTACTACACCGTTGTAAATGGTGTTAAATGGCTCTATGTGGCTTTCTCGCACAAGAGGGTAAATTATACTGGTTTCGTGCATGAACGCTTCCTGAGCCGCTGAGAGGGCTTCCTATGGGTGGTAAACGAGTGCAACCTAAGCCGAAGAAGAAAAGAATGAGAAAGCGCACGAAGTTCACGATCTTGTCCATCTTCAATCTGACTTGGTACGCCGTTGTGGTTCTGATTTTGAACGCCTGCGGTCACACGGTTGACACGGAATTGACGGTCGGCTGGTTTGCGGCTTGGACTGCCGAACTCGCCATTCTGTACGGCATTAAGGTCAAGTCAAAAGAAACCTCAGACGAGGACGCTCAGGGGTGAGAAAATGCAAGTGCTGAAAGAAATCACGCTCGACAAGGTTATCAATCTCTATGAGGGTCAAGTCGTTCATGACAAAAAGCAGCTCATTGAATGGGACGATCATCGTCGTACTCCACTCTATGAGCTGAAAGAACGAACACTGGCTCAGGACAAGATGATCTTGGGTGCGCTGAAATGCGCCAGAGCGAACGGGTATTCCGGCGAAGAATAAAAGAAGACACTCCCTACTGATTAAGGTAAGGAGTGTCTTTTGGTTTGAACGAACACCGTTCCCCACACAATGTAGGGTTCGGATATGCGCTCAATGGTACACTCAGACTCCCCAAAATCGAACCCTGTCGCTTCTTCGGCGGCGGGGTTCTTTTCTACCCGGAAAGTCTTGGTTTTGCAAGAGGTTAGGTTATATGCAGTGGTGATTTTATACCCGTCAGGTTCGTCCCACACTGTAACAGAATTAACGAGCAAATCAATGAGCCGCCTGCGGAAATTTTCATCTTCGATATTCCCATATTTGAACTGACTCAACCAGAATACGATTTGGTCACGGTCAATTCGGTAGACGAATTTTTCCTCAGCTTTGATCTCTTTGTTGATGGTCTTTTTCTCATGTTCGAGTTGGACAAGGCGGTTCATCAATGTTTCAGAAGCAATACCCTTTTCAATGGCAGCGGTGATATTCGTGATTGACTTTTCGACCTCTGACAGTTGAGCAGTCAACTGCGGAATGTGCGTGTCGTTTATCAAATCCTGTTCGCTCTGTCGGATTGCCATGTCTGCGATTTCATCAATGAGCTGATCGGTCAAAAGGTTGAGAGCGTCACGGGCTACTATCCCTTCAATGTAATCTTTTTTCAAAGGCCGCTTATCACACCCAAGTTTTCTCTTTTTCGTGTAGCAGGAATAGTAGTGGTAGACCTTGCCGTGCCTACCGGCTCCGCTTTCACCGTTCATAGAAGCCCCACAATGACCGCAGAACAGCTTTCCAGACAAGAGGTAATCTACCTTAGCCTTGCCCCTTGCCGGGGCTGTGGCGGTCTTAGAAAGCCGCCGCTGTACCGTTTCAAACAGCTCCTTATCAATGATGGCGGGAATACCATTTTCGATGACAATATCCTTGTAGGTATAAGTGCCGATGTAACGAGTGTTACGGAACATGGCCTTAAAGCTGCTACGGTTGAACTCTGTGTTTTTAGCAGTCTTATATCCGGCAGAGTTAAACTTTCGGCAAATGTCAGCTACGCTTTCGCCGTTGGCGTAAAGAGAGAACGCTTCTTGAACGATGTGAGCGGTGTCAGGGTCAACGACCAGCTTATGATTTTCCACTTTGTATCCGAGGGGGATATGACCACCTACACTATGGCATTTCAAGGCAGACTCACGCATACCTCTCGTGACCTTCTGTGACAGCTCGGCAGAGAAAAATTCAGCCATACCTTCTAACACAGACTCCAAGATGATACTTTCAGGGCTGTCGGTGAGGTGTTCTGTGGCGGAGAGGACTTTCACGCCGTTCTTCCGCAGACGCATTTTCATAATCGCACTGTCATTTCGGTTACGAGCAAAACGGTCGAGCTTCCAGACGATGACATATTCCCAATTCTGCTTTGCACTATCCGAAATCATTTCCATGAGGTGAACCCGCTTTTCCACATCTTTACGAGCGGTCGTTGCTCGATCAACATAGATTGCCACAATGCGGTAGTGATTTGCTTTGCAGAAGGTGCGGCAGTCACGAAGCTGCCCTTCAATGGATTGGTCACTTTGGCCTGTGGAGCTATACCGAAGGTAGATAGCAACATTTTGATCTCCATTGTAGAGTGTATATGGGTCCTCCTGAAATTGAGAGATTTCTTCCTCTGTCAGACAGGAGAGGTCGATTGGAAATTTTTTCATGCAAATCTCCTTTTTAACTCCATGACTCTACCGACAAAGCGCAATCGTCCAATTTCAACACCGCCAAAAACACGGGGAGGATAGTGTGGATTAAAAGAGCGAAGGGTCACAGTATCTTCATCAATGCTGATTTTCTTAACAAATCCTTCTTCGTCATCAACAATGACAACCATAAGAGTATCTGTTTCAGGAGGTGTGTCCTTTTTAACCAGCACTAAATCGTGATCGTCTAAGACTGGCGACATACTATCTCCGTCCACTTGCAACCAGAAACAATCGTCACAGTCATATTCGGGGTCAACTTGTTCATACCCCAATGCTTCTTGCTGAGCGATGACACCTTTTCCTGCGGACGCATGACCAAAAATAGGTCGCTTGCAATTTTTTTCATAAGGTTCGGTGGTCAAACCAACAGAGGACAAGTGAAAGAGAGGGTCGTCAGTTTCACCTTTCAAATATTCAGCCGTTGTCCCAAGATTGATAGCGAGAGTTTTCAAGTCTTCATCGGAAATCATGCGGTCAGGCTTTTTATCTACATCGTTCAAATAATACTTGGGGCGGTCGATAAGTTTGCAAATGTAGGTGACACTTTTCCCTTGTTGTTTGGCTAAATCTCTAATACGGCTTGTGTTCATAAATACCTCCTTCAAAAATATCCTACTTTTTTAGGATTTACTATTGACAATCCTACAAAGGTAGGATATACTTTGGATTGTGAACAAGAGATTTTGACAACAAAAACCCGACCCCCGAAAGGTTTTCTTTTTTCGGCGGTTGCTGTGGTCAATGGTTTAATTGTCTGGCAAGTAAATTGTACCATTACGCCCACTGGTTGTCAATAAATATTGTTCTCAATTCAAAGAAAGGAGAGGTTTTGTGAAAGAGCGTGAGAAAATTCGCTATCGCCTGAGCGTCAATCACCTGTCGTTTGCATGGTTGATTGATATGCTCCGAAAGCGGGGAATTGAAACGAACGGCCCTGTCCTGAGTGCAATTCTCGCAGGGACTCGTAACGGCCCTTCTGTGGACAAGATCATCGCTGAGTCTATCGACATTCTGGACTGGTACGAGCGGCAGATCGGCGGTGTGTCATGAGCGACAGTGCATTTGCCCCGGAAGTGCGAGGACAGGCCAAAGCGTTCAGCTCACTCCTTGCTCGATCTGTCCGAGAGTTTTTCAAGGACGAAGGGAACCGCAAGCAGTTCGAGAGCTGGTACGAGCAGAAGTACGGAACACCGTATCAATGGAAACCTATGGTTTGGAGGAACAGATAATGAAAAAGGTATTTGGAGTATTGGCATTTCTCTCGTTTTTCTACCTGTTGGGTGTGGTTGGTGCGGTAGAGCAAGACACGATGGCTCTCGGTACAGGCATGGTGCGTATGGGTATCGGCCTTGGCTGCTTCTGGCTGTTCTGTGAGCTGTCTGGTGCGTTTTATCCTGCCCCGCCGAGAAAAAGAAAAAGCCGCTGACGGAACTGGTACTTCCATCAACGGCAAGCGTAAAAGCTCAATCTGATTATATCAGAACCTATCATTTTGTAAAGGAGAATTTTATGAATAGCACGATTGCGAAACTCGCTGACGAGTTCGAGAAGATGGAGAAAACCATCGCTTCTCAGAAGAAGATGATCGAAACCCTCATGCCTACGGGCTATGTCGATACCGATACCGTCAAACTTCACCTCAACTCCGTATATGGTGTCATGTTCGGCGGTCGCCCTTCCCCGAAGCGCTGTAAGTTGGAGGACTGTTCTTTGGACGAGATCAATATGTATTCCTCCTTCGGTCTTGCTGACAAGATGTTCGAGGTCGGTGACACCAAGAAATTCCGTCTGGCTGATGGCTCCTACATGACTGCCCGTATCATCGGGTTCAACCATGACTACGCTGAGGACGGTAGTCTGACCCATATCACCTTTGAAACCGTGGAAACCCTTGACGGTGACATTTCCATGAATGAGAAATCTACCAACGAGGGCGGCTGGGACGCTTCTTATCTTCGTGCCAAGCTCAACGGCAACTTCTTCGAGAAGCAGCTTCCCGCTGATCTGAAAGAGGTCATCAAGCCTGTTGTGAAGATTACCGCCAAGAGTGGTAAGAACGAAATGCTGGTTCCTTCCGTTGACAAGCTGTTCGTTCTTTCTGAGCAGGAGGTCTTCGGTCGCAAGATTTATTCCTGCGGCGGTGAGGGTAAGTGGTACGAGTGGTACAAGCGAGAGAACACGCCCTACGGCAAGTGCAAGCAGAATGGTGAGAGGGATTGGAGGTGGGAGCGTTCTCCTTATTCCGGCGCCGCCGACTACTTCTGTTATGTGGGCAGCTACGGCGACGCCTACAATTACACCGCCAGCGACTCCTTTGGCGTGTCCTTCGGCTTCTGCATTTGATCGGGTATCTCGTAAATCCCGCCCCGTCAGGGGCGGTGAAAGGAGTGAAAACATGAATGTCAATCGCAAGGTTGGCACTGGCTTTGAAAGAGACTTATGCCTGAGCCTGTCGGGTTGTGGCTTTTGGGCGCACAATCTCGCTCAGAACAGTCAAGGTCAGCCGTTCGATGTGATTGCGGCTCGAAACGGTGTCAGCTATCCCATTGACTGTAAGGATTGTTCCAAGAACATTTTCAAGATGGAGCGTATTGAAGAAAACCAGTTTTCCGCTATGACGCTCTGGAAGGAAACCGGGAATGGAGAGGGCTGGTTTGCAATTAGGTTGATAACCGGTGAAGTTCGATTTATCTCCTTCTCTACGCTTTTGGAATTGTCCGTTTTGAGAACTGTGTTATCTGCCAACGATATTAGGCGATACGGTATCACACTCGGAGAGTGGGTGTCCCAATGCAAGTAACTGTTGGCAATCAGCTCCGAATTGAAAACCCATCTGAGCAGTTGCTTACATGGTGCAAGAAGCAGCTTATCCTTCCCAATCCTGAGTACGCCAAGAAAGTCCGTATGCACTTTTGGGTCGGCAACACCCCTGAGAAGTTGTACCTGTTCCAATGGGACGGTGACACACTGGTTCTCCCCTATGGTTGTCTGAATGATGTGCTGGCGATGGACGATTGCCACATGAAGATCAATCTTCCTACACCGACCGAGGTGGACTTCGGTTGCACTATTCCGCTCTATGACTACCAAGTGGAAGCCAAGGAAGCCCTGATAACGGCCTACTACGGTATTCTTCAAGCCCCTGCTGGGTGTGGTAAGACACAGATTGGAATTGCTGTTGCGGCGGATACAGGCCGAAGAACACTCTGGCTGACTCATACACGGGATTTGCTCGTACAGAGTAAAAGCCGAGCGGAGCAGTACATGAGTCCTTCTTTGACTGGCACGATTACCGAAGGTAGGGTTCAAATTGGTAAGGCAATCACTTTCGCAACGGTACAGACCATGTGCAACCTCGATTTGAACCAGTACCGTGATGTTTGGGATTGTATCATCGTGGACGAGTGCCACCGTGTAGCCGGAACCCCGACCGCTATGACGCAGTTCTCAAAGGTGTTGAACGCTTTGGCAGCTCGACACAAGTACGGCCTGTCCGCTACGGTTCATCGAGCAGACGGTATGATTGCCGCCACTTACGCCCTGCTGGGCGGGATTGCCTATCAGGTGCCGGACGAAGCGGTGAAAGACAAGATTATGACCGTCAGCGTTTTGCCCCGTGCCACACACCAAGGACTCAGCCGTGAGTTTCTGGACACGGACGGTACGATCATCTACGCCAAGTTGGTTAATTTCCTCGCTGACCGTTATCCCCGGAACAACCTGATTGTCGCTGACCTCGTGGCAAATCGAGATCACTACAATCTCATTCTCTCCGACCGGCTGACGCACTTGGAAACCCTGATGAACCGTCTTCCGCCCGACCTGAGAAAACAGGCGGTCATGATTGATGGGAAGATGACCACGAAGAAAGCCAAGGCTCTCCGAGAGCAGGCCATTGAGGAAATGCGGCAGGGACGCAAGCGGTATCTGTTTGCCACCTACTCTCTGGCTCGTGAGGGGTTGGATATACCAAGACTTGACCGTCTGTATCTAACTACTCCCCAAAAGGATTATGCAGTCATTACGCAGTCTGTCGGTCGTATCGCCAGAACCTTTGAAGGTAAATCCGAGCCGATCTGTTATGACTATGTTGATGACGGTATTCAGTATCTCGTTAGAAGCTATAAAAAGCGTTGCGCTTCGTATAGAAAACTGGGGTGTAAGTTCTTATGAGAAAAACCCACGGAATGAGCCATAAGCGGCTACACAACATCTGGTGTACTATGCGAGAGCGTTGTTTCAACCCCAATTTCCACAAATACAATCTGTATGGTGGACGAGGAATTACCATCTGTGAAGAATGGAATTCTTTTGAAGCCTTCATGAAATGGTCGCTTGATAACGGCTACGCCGCTGATCTGACACTCGACCGCATTGATGGCGAGGGCGACTACTGTCCTGAAAATTGTCGGTGGGTTACGCAGAAGGTTCAACAAAATAACCGGAGAAACAATCGTCTGATCGAGTGGGCAGGTAAGACGCAGAACATTCAACAATGGGCTGACGAGTTGGGTATTCCGTATCACACGCTCTACTGTCGTGTTTACCGAGGGTGGAGTTCTGAACGCATTTTCACTCAGCCACTAAGGAGGTGATATCGGCAGTCATGGATAATCTCTTTATATTCGACTGCGAATAGCAGTCTTTCAAGATGACTGGCTTTTCGTCTTTAAGAACAAAGTCACGGTGGAATACACAGTCATTCACAACGACAATGACGCAATCTGGCAGTTTCTTCGAGAACAACCGCTTCTCTGTGGTTTCAATAACAAGGCGTATGACAATTTCATTCTGAAAGCTGTTGCCGCTGATTGTACGCCACAGGAAGTAAAAGCTCTAAGTGACTACCTCATTGATGGTGGACAGGGCTGGCAACACCCTCTTATGCGGGACAATCCCGTATTCGTGACCTCGTTTGATATTCGTGACGATATGTACGAGGGCCTTTCGCTGAAAGCCTGTGAGGGTCATTTGGGAATGTCGGTGGTTGAAAGCTCTGTGCCGTTTGACCTTGACCGTCCTCTGACTGATGAAGAACTGGACGAAACGATTTTTTACTGCAAGCACGATGTTGACGCTACCGAAAAGCTGGTAGACCTCAGACAATCGTATTTGCAGACGAAGATCAATCTCGGTCGAAGAGTGGGTATCTCGGACGAAAAAGCCCTGTCTTGCACCAATGCCAAGCTAACCGCACTTATGCTGAACGCAAGGCGTAGAGAGTGGAACGATGGTCGAGATTATGTCTATCCTCCAAGGTTAGATGTGTCCATTATCCCGCAAGAGATTTTGGATTTCTTCGACACCATTCACGACAAGTCAATCCCTGACGAAGTTCTTTTCAAAACCGCTCTGACCTACAAGTTTGGCGATTTCCCTTGCCGGTATGCATGGGGCGGCGTTCATGGCTCAGTTAAAGGGTATCACGGCAAATCTACGGCGAAGCGGGTTATCCAAAACCGAGATGTTTCTTCGCTGTACCCCTCGCTGCTGGAATTGTTCCAGTATCTTTCCCGGAATGTACCTGACCCTCATGTGTTCTACAACATTCGTAAGGAGCGCATACAGGCCAAGCATGACGGTAATGACCAGTTGGCGAAGGACTTGAAGCTCCCGCTCAACACCGTATCGGGGGCACAGGAAAACCGCTATAACGACCTCTACGACCCGTTGAAAACCCGTTCCATGCGAATATCGGGACAGCTTTTCCTGACAATGCTGCTTGTTCAGTTGCTTCAAGCGTGTACGTCAATCGTCCTACTGAACTTCAACACGGACGGTCTAATGTACGAGATTGACGCTGACGAGGTTCCCATTGTGGATAGCGCCTGTGCTGCGTGGGAGCAAACCACGGGGTTTGAATTGGAACTGGACGAGATTGACGAGGTTTGGATTAAAGATGTCAATAACCTCATTCTCCGAAAGACCAACGGCAAGGTCAAGTCAGTTGGCTCGTATGTTAGTTACGGCGCAACCTCGAAAGGTGCATGGCAGATCAACAATTCGATGGTCATTGTCAAGAAAGCCCTGATTGACTATTTCACGAAAGGCGTTCCTGTTCGAGAAACAATCATGGATAGTACCGATATTATGGATTTTCAGATCATCGCAAAAGCCGGTTCTTCTTATGACGGTGTTGTCCAGAAGATAGGCAATCGTGAGGTACAAGTCCAGAGAGTCAACCGTGTGTACGCCGTAGACCCGTTCAAAGATCGCCAATGGTTCGGTACGCTTTATGCTCTGAAAGGCGAGAGCTACAAGAAAATTGGCAATATCCCCGATCATTGTCTGGTGGACAATGACAACCATCTATCCCTTGATGAGATTGACCGAGAGTGGTATATCGCTACAACCGAAAAGAGAATTATGGATTTTCTCGGAGAGAGACGGCGAAGGAATACCCGCAAAGTCAATTCTATCAAGAAAAAATTATTAGAAATGTTGGAGGTATAAATATGGCTACTACCAAAAAAGCCGCTGAGACTGCGGCGGTGGATTATTCCACCATGAATGTGTTCCAGAAGTTGCAGCTTGCCCGTGTGCGCTTCCTCGAAGCTGGCGTGGACAAGAGCGGCAAGCACATGAAGCTCGAATATAAGTATTTCGAGCTGGCGGACATTGTTCCCAAGGCCGAGCAGATTTTCCTTGAAATCGGTCTGATGATGGTTCCGTCCATGTACGGCGACAAGGCGACCGCTCGTGTCTACAATGTCAATGACCCCGAAGACTACATTGACTTCGTAGCACCGTACACTCCCATCGCCCCCATCGTGTCCAACGCTGGCAATCAGGTCACAAACGAAATGCAGGCGACCGGCAGCTCCATCACCTACATTCGCCGCTACCTGTGGCAGCTCGTTCTTGACATTGTGGAGCATGACAGTATCGACAGCGGCGAGTTTGACACGACCCCCGCACCCGCTCCCGCCGTCACCAAGAAGCCTCCTGTAACCACTGAACAGCGTCAGGAGATCAAGAAAGAACTGACCGGCGTTCCTGCTGGTGCGGCTACCGAGGAACAGGTCGGTACGCTGAAAAGCCTGCTGAAAAAGCTCATGGATATTGACGCAGAGCAGGAACAGTTCGTGCAGACCATCGCCATGAAGACCGAAGGTTTCTCCAAGATCGAAGCCGACAAGTGTGACGCTCTGATCGAGGGCGTGAACAATATGCTGGCTGGCTACGAAATGAAAACGGCGAAGGAGGGCTAAGGCATGATTGAAATTGATTGCCGTAAGTGCGTCAATGCAGACTTGGAAGCGGATTGCTGTAAGCTCTATGGTAACAACCCTGATACTGCCGTTCGGGAATGTGCCGCTGACGAATTTGTGAATTATAAGGAGGTAAACAAAAATGGAATGGCTTGACGGCAACAAAATCCAGATTATCCCTCCCAAGCGTCCGAAGAAGCTGACCGGTACTCGCTTCGCCACTATCCTCGGTCTGAACCCGTGGTCTACGCCGTTCGAGATTTGGTGTGAAGTGACCCGCACCTACCAGAAGCCTTTCGAGGATACCATCTACACCATCGCCGGTAAGACCATCGAACCTAAGCAGGCTGAGTACATGAAGCAGACCTACTTCATGAGCAATTTGGTCACGCCGACCGACATTTGGGGCAAAGACTACTTCCACCAGACCTACGGTGACTTCTTCAAGGAAAGCCCCGTCCTCGGCGGTATGTGGGACTACTTGCTCTATGGCAAAGATGGTAAGCCTACCACCGTCCTCGAAATGAAGACCTCCAAGCGTGTCGAGGACTGGAAGGACGATATTCCTGAGTATTACGCTTTACAGGCGGCGTTGTATGCTTACCTTCTCGGCGTGGACGAAGTTATCATGGTCGCTTCCTTCCTCGAACCCAAGGACTACGATGACCCTGAGAAGTTCGTGTGCAGCGGTGAGAACACCATCACCCGTCCCTTCAAGGTGTCCGAGCGGTATCCTGACTTCGAGAAGAAATATGTAAAGCCTGCCCTGAAATGGTGGAAGGACTTCGTTGAGAGCGGCATTTCTCCCGCCTTTGACGAGCGCAAGGACGCTGAAATCCTGAAAGCCCTCCGCACCAACAACCTGTCCCCCGAAACGGACATGGCGGCACTGGTTAAGGAAGCCGAAGACCTGAAAGACACCATGGAACGAATTTTGGCTCATGAAGGTATCCCGGACATGGAAAAGCGGTACAAGGTTGTGACTGACATGATTAAGAAAGCCGCAATCGCTCAGTTCCGTGACGGTGACAAGAAGGTGTCTATCGCTGGCTCTGCCTATAATTGGGAAGTCAGCCGCACTTCCACCACGAAGATTGACAAGGACGCTATGAAAGCGGACGGTATTCTGGCGAAGTACACGACCACCGAGGACAGCTACCGCATTTCCCCGAAAATTATCAAGGAGGATTGACCTATGAAGTTTTCCAAGTTCGTGAAGTCCCTCGCCCCTGATGGCGGCGCTATCTACGAGTACATGGACGAACGCTGGCTTGCTTCCCCGTCCGTACTCATGCTCATTCCCGATGGTATCCGCAGCGTGACCGGGTACAGCAACGAGAAAATGCCTGACGGCATTGGTCGCCTGATTTCTCAGGTCGGTTGCACCGAGTACGCCACGCTGGTCAAGGCGGTCATGCCTGAGCCGGACGGCGCAATCAAGGATTGTGTCCGTATCTTCGCCACGCAAGACAGCACCATGACCCTTCCCATCACCAATGATGACTGGTCGCTGATCGAGAAGTCTGACTTCTGCGAAATCTTGTACGCTTACGATCTGGAAAGCGACAAGAGCGTACCGAAAGCCCTGCTGGTCAAGCAGTACGCCAAGTACCCCGATGACGAAGACCAGTTGGTTGGTATTATCTTCCCCTGCGAGTACACAGAACAGCTCAATTTCTACACCATGAAGGAGAACAAGTGATATGAAAGCGATGTTGAGTCAGCCGATGGCTGGTAAGACCCAAGAGGAAATCGTTGCCACTCGTGAAAAGGCTATCGCCGCTCTGAAAGAGCAGGGATACGAAATCGTGAATACTCTGTTTACCGATGAATGGTACAGCAGCGAAAGCATGAAGAAGCGGGGCGTGGTGCAAATCCCTCTGTGCTTCTTAGCAAAATCTCTGGAAAACATGAGTCTGTGTCACGCCGCATATTTCTGTCACGGTTGGGAGAAAACCCGTGGTTGCCGTATCGAGCATGAAGCCGCCTGTGCTTACGGCTTGACCGTAATCTACGAAGACGGATACAACATTTTGAACAACGAACAGGAGGACAAAAACAATGGCTAAAATCGGACTCACCGAGGGTTTCACCCTCATTCCCGAAGGTACTCATGTCTTTCAGATTACCAATGTGAAGTACAAGGAAGACTTCGGCAAGCTGGAAGTCTATATGCAGACGCAGACCGGCAGTAAACACATCGAGCGCTTCTCTCTGCTGAAATCCGATGGCTCTCCCAACGAGGGTGCATACAACGCTTTCAGCTACTTCGCCAAGACTGCCCTCGGCAATTTCGATCTGACCGAGATCGACCACACTGACCTGATTGGTCACTTCATCGAGTGCGATGTGGAACATGATGTTCAGGAGAACAAGAAGAAGCCCGGACAGAACATTACCTTCGTCCGTCTGGCCGATAAGCGCCCCTCTGAGGGCTGGGGCGGCTCCGGTAATACGGTTGCTACCCCCACCACTAAAACCGCTCCTGCGGCTTCTCAGACCGCTCCTAAGACCCCGATGGATTTGGCAGCTCTCCTTGGCTGATGCCGAGTGCGAGGGAGGGCTAATTTGAAAGGCTCTCCCTCGCCAATGGTATGTTGAAAACTATGTTGAAAGTGAGGATAAGCTACAATGGCAGAAGCCTATATTTGTTCGCTCTCCAAGGTTCAGCGTCATGCTGAAATCTGCAAAGAGATCAACAATCTCTATGAGCGTAAGAACCATGATTACGGTGACAGCTTTCACCAGACCTTCGTTGAAGAAGGAATGGCGATGGCTCGTATCCGGTTAGGAGATAAGTTCAGCCGCTTTAAGACCCTCTCCCGTAGCGGTGAGCAGAAGGTCAATGACGAGTCTATCCGTGACACCCTGATTGACCTCGCCAACTACGCCATTATGACGGTGCTGGAAATGGAGGTAGTGGAAGATGTTGCAGATTAAAACCATTCGGAACCGTCTGGACAATCCCACCCTCTTTGACGATGAAGTAAATGCGGCTCTGCGTGATGGGTGGACTCTGAAAAAGAGAACCGTTCTGCGGCCTATCGGCCAGTCCGAGTCCGTCTATATGCACACAATGTTGTATGCAGAGTTGGAGAAGGAGGTCGCTGACGATGACGCTGAATGATTATCAGAAAGCCGCCGAGCGTACCTCCGGCAACCTGACTTCGTGGGATAAGGTTCGCAACGGCTGTTACGGTCTGAACGGCGAAGCCGGAGAGTGTATCGACATTCTGAAAAAGACCGAGTTTCAGGGCCATGACTTCAACCCGATGAAGATGGTTGACGAGCTGGGCGATGTTCTCTGGTATGCCGCACAGTTGGCGACCGGCTTGGGTGTGACCCTCGAATATGTGGCACAGCACAATGTCGATAAGCTGCTGGCTCGTTACCCTGACGGGTTCGACAGCGAAAAGAGTATCCATAGAAAGGAGTACGAAAATGCCTGACTGCTTTTCCAAGTCCGAAGCGACCGATTTTCTGAACTTCATGAAGCTGCCTGACGGAACCTCTGTTGTTTCTGATGACCTGATGGAATATCTGATGGCCTACGGCTTCTTCACAGCTCCCGCTTCCACCAAGTATCACGGCAATTATGAGGGCGGTCTTCTGAACCACTCCCGCATGGTCACGGAGTACCTTCTGGCGCTCACTCAGGCCAATCACCTGATCTGGCGCAAGGCTCGTTCTCCCTTCATCGTGGGTATGTTCCATGACCTATGTAAGATCGACCAGTACCGCCACCCGGTAACGGGCCACATTGAAGAATTTAATGGTGGGCGCACACCAATCTATGATGAACAGGCGTGGGAGTACAACCCCGACACCCTTCTGAAAGGTCACGGCGATAAGTCCGTCATGCTTCTCTCTCAGTTCTACACGCTGACTGATGAAGAAATCATGTGTATCCGCTATCACATGGGTGCTTTCACCGACAAGTCCGAGTGGAACGATTACACCAGAGCCGTCCGCCAGTATCCGAATGTGCTGTGGACGCACCAAGCCGATATGCTGGCAAGCCATGTTGCGGGGGTGTGAAGTATGTATATTCCAACGGTTTCTTTCGATTTCGATGGCGTAATTCATTCCTACCGAAGCGGGTGGAAGGGTGCCGCTGTTATTCCCGACCCTCCCGTAGAAGGGATTAAAGAGGTCATTGAACAACTCATAAGCGATGGTTTATGTGTGGTCATCTGTTCTTCTCGTGCGGAGTCCTTTGAAGGACAGGCGGCGATTGCTGAATGGCTGAAACGCTACGGGTTCCCGATGGTGCAAATTCAAGCGAGAAAAGTTCCTTCCATCGTTCATGTCGATGACCGTACAATCTGTTTCGATGGCAGAGCAAACCACCTCCACGAACAGATTATCAACTTCAAACCTTGGTATGAAAGGAAGTCTGAAAGTGAAAATCATTGAACCTTCTGTGGAGCTTATTAACGCTCCCGATTATAAGACCCTTCTGACCACCATCGAAGCCGCAGGGCGCACTTGCTATAAGTCCGAGGACAAAATCACGGACGGAAGTGCAGAGAAGTTCGTCCGGGGCATTATCAAGCGGGGTCATGAAGCTGTCATTGAGCATGGCTCTCTCACCGTCCGCTTCATCTGCGACCGGGGCGTGAGCCATGAGATTGTCCGTCACCGTCTGGCGGCGTTCTGTCAGGAGTCCACTCGGTACTGCAATTACGGCAAGGAGGGCTTCGGCGGTGAGATCACCGTCATTCGTCCCTCGACCTTCGCCAAGACCGACTCAACCTACCACATCTGGAAGCGGTCGTGTGAACACGCTGAGGTCGCCTACTTTGATCTGCTGAATGAGGGTTGCACCCCGCAGGAAGCTCGATCTGTCCTTCCGAACAGTCTGAAAACCGAGGTGGTTATGACCGCTGATCTCAGAGAATGGCGGCATTTCTGCCGTATGCGCTGTCCCGTAGCGGCTCACCCCGATATGCGGGTCGTTGCCAATATGCTCCTGACCCTGCTGAAACAGACCTATCCCGTCTTCTTCGAGGACATTGAGGTATGAGGATTAAGAAAGCTGGCGGTAAGGTATTCGGTGCGGTCTTAACTGCCGCCGAGAAGAAAGCGATGAACATGGAAATCAATCGTCAGATTGTGGAAGCCGACAGGCGCTACGCCGATGACATTGACGCTATGGTGCTTTATACCCTCCATGTTCACCTTGGTTTCGGCAAGAAGCGCCTGCGGAAGTTCTATGACGCTTTCTCCGCCGAGCATGACCGCCTTATCCAGTATTATCAAATGCCGGACGATTACACATGGCTCTGCAAAGAAATGTTGAAGCGTATCGGCGTTGATGTTGAAGCATGGAACAAAGAAAGGAGAGAACCCGATGAAACTGAAAAGCATTGACGGCAAAGTGCCGTATATCATGGCTGCTGGAAAGGACTTCGTGAAAGATGAAATGTCGCTGGCGGCGGCAGAGCAGATTTGTTCCCGTGGAACACAGACCGCCAGCAAGCTCTTTCCCGATTTCCCCATCTGCGTAGATGGCAAGTTCTATTTTGCTGGAACCTCGACAAAGCCCAAGTCCAGCAAGTCTAAGACCCCTTGCGAGGGCTGAGATTTTCAATCTTCCTATGGTTCGTCACCATTGTCGCAGTCCTTTGTCTGAAATCACCCACGGTTGAGGTTGAAGAACCTTCTCCCATTGTCGAGGTGGTAGAGGTAGTCACCCCGGAGCCAGAACCGGAGGTGACACCTCAGCCGTGGACAGACGAGGAAGTGATTGTACTGGCGAAAATGCTATGGGGAGAAGCCAGAGGGGTCAGCTCGGACGCTGAGAAAGCCGCTTGTGTGTGGTGTGCGCTCAACCGTGTCGATCATGGCTACGGCGACATTATAACGGTCGTGACTACACCTAAACAATTCGTAGGGTACAACGAGGAAAACCCGGTTGATGACGGTTTGATTACTCTCTGTATAGATGTGCTATCTCGCTGGTATGCAGAGAGAGAAGGTCAGGTTGAGGTCGGGCGTGTCCTCCCTGCGGATTACCTATGGTTCTCTGGCGATGGCGAGAGAAACCGCTTCCGCAACGCCTACCGTGGCGGTGATAGATGGGACTGGTCTTTACCGAGTCCGTATGAAAGCTGAGGTAAGCCTATGAGCTATTTGAATATACCCGCTGAACTTCGAGGGGAAAAGGCATGGGTCAATGTATGGGACGGGTCAAAGGTTCCCATGCAGGCCACCGTCAGAAAGGCGGCTTCTTCATCTAACCCGGATACATGGTCAAATTACATTGACGCTGAACACAATGTCCAGCACGGCTACTATGACGGCCTTGGCTATGTGTTTCACGATACAGGGGTTGTAGGTATCGACATTGACGATGGCTTTACTGATGGGCTTCTAAACCCGCTGGCGGCTGACATTATCGGTCATTGTCAGTCCTACACGGAAAAGTCCAGAAGCGGGAGAGGGGTTCATATTCTCGTTCGTGGTGAGCTGCCCTTCAAGGGCAAGAACAACCGTGCCGCCGTGGAGATTTACAAGAGCAATCGGTACTTCATCATGACCGGCGAGGTTTTGATCTTTTCCGAGATCATTGAAAACCAGTCAGCGATTGACTATGTGATCGAGAAGTATTTTCCCGACACGCCGAAGGAAAGTAGCTCAGGTACGGTCGCCCCTCAGCGTATCTATTCTCCCATCTATCGCCGCCCTGAAAACGGCAAGCTGCATTTGAAGCCTGAATACCCGCCTATCACACCGGGAAGCCGGAACCTCAGCCTGACTTCTCTGGCGGGTCAGCTCCATAACCAAGGATACACCAAAGCAGAGATTTACAAAGAGCTGTTATACGCCAATCAACAGGCTTGCAAGCCGCCGCTCCCTCAGTCCGAGGTCGAGTTGATTGTTAACAGCGTGACCAGATACAGGAGGTAATTATGAAACCTTATCAGCGTGGCGATGTTGTTATCATTGATGTTCCCATGCTTGCCAACAGTCATATTCAGGCCGGTAAGCGTCCGTGGGTGGTTGTGCAAAACAATGTCGGCAATCAGTTTTCTTCCACCAGCATTGTCGTTCCCCTGACCACTAAAATCAAGCGGCTCGAACTGCCGACCCATGTGGCTGTCACTTGGGGTTCTTTACAGCCGAGCATGGTTGAGTGTGAACAAGTGCGTGTCGTAGATGTGTCCGATGATTGGGAGTACATCTGCACTCTGCCGCCTGAGATTATGCGCCATGTGGACACAGCGTTGAAGAACGCTTTCTTCTATGGGGGGGGTGTAGACAGTGGAGAGTGAAAAGAAAATCTGTCCATTGTCTATGAGCTGCCCCGAAGACATTCCCCTCTGCCCCTGCCAAAAACAGCGGTGTGCATGGTGGGACGAAGACTCTCAGGACTGTGCCGCTGTGGTGCTGGCGAGAGCAATGAAGAAAAGGAAGTGAAACTATGGCTGATGAAATCACAACCGTCCCCGAAGAACAGGCTCTTTTCCAGCTCTCCAACGGTCGTTACATCATGGACGAAGCTCAGTCCCGTGTGATGTTCCAAATCAAGGAAGCACAGCCTGAGCATAGCCACCCGATTAGCGGTACGGGGTATTCGTGGGACGAGTCCGGCATGGCGGAGCTGTTCTCCGAGTGCTACAAGAATGATACCCGCTACTGCCCCGAAGCGAAAAGCTGGTTCACCTACTCCGAAGGGGCATGGCGTAAGGACACGGGTTCTCTGCTGGTAGCGGAGAAGATCAAAGAGTTCTGCCGCCTGATGGCTCTCTACTGCGGCGAGATCGCCAATGAAGAACGCCGTACCGAGTACATGAAGTTCATCGTAAAGATGGGCGATCGGCGCTTCCGTGACCGGCTGATGAAGGACGCTGCCAGTGTGCTTCCTATCGCTTCGGCGGAGTTTGACGCAAATCCCTACCTTATCAACTGCAAGAACGGCACTTTCGACCTCGAAAAAATGGAGTTCCGGGAACATGACTGGAAAGACTTCCTGACCATGCAGACCAATTTCAACTACACCTTGCAGGACGCACGGTGCCGCCGCTGGGAGAAGTTCGTTGCAGAGGTTACTTGTAATGACGAAGACAAGGCTGACTATCTGCAAAAGGCGCTGGGGTACTCCATGCTGGGTATGGCGAACGAGGAATGTATGTTCATTCTCCACGGCAAGACCACTCGCAACGGCAAGTCCACCATGCTCTCGGCAATTCACCACCTTCTCGGTGACTATGCTTCCGTGTCCCCCGTGTCGATCATCTGCAAGGCAGAGCGCTCGAAGAACGCCGAAGCAGCGAACCCCATGCTGGCTTCTCTGAAAGGCAAGCGTTTCGTCACAATGGCAGAGAGCAACCAGTATGGCAAGCTGGACGAGGAAACAATCAAGCAGCTCACGGGCGGCGAGGAAATCAAGGCTCGGAACCTCTATGAGACTGCCACAACCTTCCTGCCGCAGTTTACCCTTTGGCTTTCCTGCAATGATCTTCCCACCGTCAGCGATAAGTCCCTGTTCGCTTCCGACCGTGTGCGAGTCATTGAGTTCAACCGCCATTTCACCGAAGCAGAGCAGGACAAGAACCTGAAAAATGAGTTCCAGACGCAAGAAGCTATGCAGGGCATTTTCGCTTGGATGGTCGCCGGGTACTTCAAGTACAAGCGGTTCGGCCTGAAAATGTCTCCCGCTATGCGGAAGGTGGTCAATCAGTACGAGCGTGACAACGATCTGTGCTTGCAGTTCCTCGAAGAACGCTGTGAACAGGCTGAGGGGGTCAACACCCGCTCGAAGTCTCTGTTTGACGCTTACAAGATTTGGTGCAAGTCCAACGGGTACTTTGCCTGTTCTGCCAAGCGGTTCAACGCTGACATGGAGACTCACCCTGAGTGGCACGGCGGCAAGGTTGTGTATCAGGGCTATCCCGTCTACAAGAACCTCAGACTGAAAGGAGCGTCCTAATGAACCGTTCATGTAACTCTATCCTCTGCCGCTTCGGTATCCACACAGCAGACCCGTATGTTCATATTCAGGTCAAGTGCCGTAATGGTTCTCACCGCTGGCAGAGCAATTATGAAATCTGTAAGCGGTGCGGCAAACGCCTGAGAAAAATCCGTATTGTAAAGGAGCGTCCGTGATGAAAATTACTCTTGATATTCCCGATGGCATTATTGCGGGATTCTTCAATGGTGTAGAGGTCACGGCTCACGGTATGCAGTTGGTGTCCTATCAACTCAGCACTGACGATCTGAAAGATGGTAACACCGTAAAACTCCCTCATGAACAGGAGGTGACAGTATGATTGCCACCAATGAAGAACTCGCCCTGCTGGAAAAGTGGAAGCGAAAACTCTGCTTGCAGGAGTGGCGGATAAAGCTGTTGACCAACCTTCACCCGGAAGAAATGATGGTGCGTAATGCCGCAGGCTGTACCGAGTGGTCAGAAGCAATTAAGACCGCTCGTATTGAGATCATCAATCCTGCCTGTTACGGCGACCGCATTGTGCCGTTCAATTTTGAAAAGACGCTGGTTCATGAGCTGCTACACCTGAAATTCTCTTTCTGGTGTCAGAACGAAGATGATGTTGGCGATAGAGTCATGCACCAGATGATTGACGATCTCGCAAGAGCTTTGACGGAAGGTGGCAGCGATGAAGACTGAATACTGCCCCGATTATGTGGGCGTTGCCTGCGTTGATGGCACTTGCCCTGTTGCCAACTGTGAAGAATACGCTGAGCGGTGTATGCCTGTCATTTCCAGTTGCCGGAACTGCTTCTATTATAAGGGCTGTGAAGACTGTGCAATCTCTGATAATTGCGACCGAATGGAGGATAAATATGAGTAAAAAGTGTGTATGTGGCAATGAAATGACTCGTGAAGACTGGAAGCACGAGTGGGTTTGTCATCGTTGTGGACGAAAGCGGCCTATTCCACTACCCCCGATGTTCACCGTCTTCATGTGCCGTAAATGTGAACACCTTCTGTATGTTGAGGAAGACGAGGACTTTCCTCAGAAGCTCGGAAAAATCGCCGCAAAATCATGTCCCTGTTGCGGCGAACAGGAAGAAGGTCTGTGGAGACTTCTTGGCAGGGCAGAAGGGTTCGAGGGAACCGTGTTCACGGAGGAAAGCGATGAAGACTAAGAAAAAGAACCTTCGCCGTATTTCCATCGTAGTCACGGCACAGACCAAGGGCAACCTTGAACGGCTGGCGGCGGTCTGCGGCTACTCTGAGATCGGTCGAGTGGTTGACAAACTCACCCGTGAGAAGATGATTTCCCTCCATGACTTTGAAAGAAAGGAGAAGCACCATGAATGATGTAATGGAGCAAATCAAAACACTTTCTGCCACCTTGGACGAGGAAACCACCCGCTTTCACCCTACCGGCAGACTGCTGTTGCTGGGTTCCTACGAGAGCGTATTTCTGAAAGCGGTCAAGCGCAAGGCTGACCTGTTAGGCATTGACTGTGACCTCACTCAGTACCCATGCCCTCCGTACAAGGCCGTGGTGGTAGACAGAGAAACCGTCCCGTCTGACATTAAGCTCACCGCCGAGGTTGACATTGACCACTCCTACTCACAGGGAATGTCATCGGTGTCTCAGGCGACTTTGGCGCTCCTGCTGGCATTGGACTTGGTTCATGCTAAGGACATTACCATTGTAGGCCGGGGTCATGCCGTTCAGAACTTGGCAAAGTACCTCACCCTCGGTAACGCAACGGTGACGGTGGCGCACTCCAAAACCAAGAGTCTCTTGCAGGCCACAATGAACCGTGATGTGGTGATTTACGCCACACCGACTATCACGAAGGACATTTCCTACAACACCCGTGATCTGGTCATCGACCTCGGCAACAGTGTTCCGCACCCTGACCGCTTCAACTGCCCTTATGTGAACAGGATTGGTCAACTCACCGTGAGCGTGTTGCTCAACCGCTTTGCGAGAAAGGAGCATAGAGC